ATTGGAGGTGTGGACTATATTAAGATTATTGTCACCCCAGCCAATCAAAGCGCAGTGACCCCAACATTAAATAACGTGTTAAATATCGATACCGATGAATCCTTCTCAACAGGTGTAGCTACAACGGCGGTTAACTAATATGGCTTTTGATACACGCAGAGACCTCAGCCTATACCAAGGGGTTGTTTCGCGTGCTCTACCCGAGCACTTTGCGACACAGTATCCTAAGCTAATTGCGTTTCTTGATTCTTACTATGAGTTCATGCGGACTCAGGAAGACAATGGTTTCGAGGAAACTATTGCCAATCTAATCAAAAATAAAGATCTTAAATCTGGCGACTTGCTTCAGCTTGAAAAAGCTATGGCTGAGCTAACTGTTGGATTAGACTTTAGTACTAGCTTAACAGATCCGAGACTTAAAGCTCAACTATTGGCTCGCTTTTATAGAACCAAGGGTAGTTTATATTCTTTTGAATTGTTTTTCCGGTGGTTTTTTGGAGAAGATGTAGTAGTTGAGTATGGTAAGGACAAGGTGTTCTACCTCAATCATCCTCCTTCTCAAATTGGCCCGGCCTCGTTACGTTTTATTAAGAATGACAAATTGTATCAAACATTTGCATTATTGATCAAGGTAGGTGTTCCCGTATCCCAGTGGCGGGATAACTATAAGCGATTCGTTCATCCTGCTGGTTTCTATTTTGAGGGTGAGGTTGTTATCGAGTCCTCCATTGATCTCGACTACCGAAACATGGATGTTGTTCAACTTGATAGCGATGCGGGCACATTAACAGTTACTACTACTCCATCTACCGTTGGTATAAGTACATTCTCATCCATAACTGGTTTGATTCCTGATGGGTCTGATCAGGATGCTGATCAAGAGCGTATTACATTTGGTCGTAAGGTTCAGGACTTCAGCGCGCTTACAATTACTGAGATGGATGCTCAGTATAACACTATCGAAGATGCGATTAGTGCGAATGGTCCTACCTTCGATGAGTTCGATGATGGATCTGATCAGACTATTGACTTCTCTAATACAATTGAAACATTCGATCAGAATGTATTTGATATGGGGCCATTTGGACGAGATGAGGCAGATACAGAAGAAGGACGATCCATCCTTGCTGACAGTGACAGCTTCACGTTATTTGATGCAACGTGGCAGAGATTCGATACAGATCGCGTAACTTTCGATAGAACTAACTAAAACACTTATAAATAATTCCAGTATAACGGAGACTTTTGCAAAATGGCAAGACAAGCAATAAACATTGGTACTTCCGCCAACGATGGTACAGGTGATACTCTTCGTGCGGCTGGGGAAAAGATTAACGACAACTTTGGTGAGTTGTATTTCAAACTAGGGGGTGACTCTGATACACTTTCCAACCAGATCTCGTTGACTGTTGGTTCCATTGTATTTGAGGGGTCAACAGCAGATTCATTTGAGACCTCGTTACTTGTAACAGATCCCACTGCGGATCGTACTGTTACCATTCCAGACGCAACTGGAACACTAGTGCTTGAAGATCTAGCAGCCACTCTTACTAATAAGACTCTGACGAGTCCAGTGTTAACTACACCCCAGATCAATGATACAACCGCTGACCATCAATATGTTGTTGCTGTGTCAGAGTTAACCGCTGACCGCAACATTACACTTCCGTTGTTGACGGGGGACGATGAGTTCGTATTTAAAGCTCACAACCAAACGTTGACCAACAAAACTTTAACTTCGCCGACCATCACCAATCCCTCTATTTCGAGCCGGATTAATGATGCAAACGGGGCGGAAGCGATTGTTTTCACAGCAACCGGTTCTGCTGTAAACGAACTTACAATTGCTAACGCTGCTACTGGCAATGCTCCAAGTATTATTGCTTCTGGAGATGACACCAATGTCGATTTCCACATCGAAGGTAAGGGCAACGGAGCTGTTCGCTTAAACAAGTTTGCAATGAAGTCGGAAACCATCACAGCGAATGGTACTGCTGATGATGAGGTAATGTTCCATATCTGTAATAAAGCCACAGCATTGGCTGTAACACTTGCAGATGGCTTGGTTGTGGGTGAAATAGCTACCTTCACAAATAAGGGTGCGGGGGACGCTACAATTACTCCAACTAATTTCGCTGGGGGCACAAGTGTGACGATTCAACAGAACGAAGGAGCTCAGCTTTTCTGGGATGGATCCAATTGGTTCCTCATTGCTTCTTATAACGGTACACTGAACCCATAAGGAGTAAATAAATGTCTGCTGCAATTACCGATTCATTAAAGAAACAACTAGTACAACAGTTTTATAATGATGTAACAGATTCTGATAATACCTACTACATTGGTATTGGTAAATCCGAAACTTATGACAGCTCTGATACAACTCCGACAATAGATGGTAGTCGTCGAGACGAGCTCGAGTTTCGTTTAGCGATGCAGTCTGTTAAAAAGTCAGAAGACGTATCGTTTGTAATCCCACGACACAATTGGTCGAATGGTACAATCTATGATGCCTACAATGATAATGTGGAAGGGTACAGTACCAATGCTTATTATGTTCTAACGGCCGCCAATGCTGTATATATTTGCTTGGAGCAGGGTAAAGCAGCAGATGGAACAGCAACTTCATCTACGGTAGAACCTACGGGAGCGGGCACAACATCCTTCCGTACATCCGATGGATATACATGGAAATTCTTATACACTCTTGGAGCGGGTGAAGCAGCAAAGTTCTTATCTGCCAACTTCATGCCTGTAAAACTACAAGGTGCAACTGATTCGGATTCACCAGCTACTGATGCAGAACAGAAAACAATTCAAGATGCTGCTGTTGCTGGACAAATTGGAAGCATTCGATTGGTTACAGCAGGGGCAGGTTACTCCTCGGCTCCAACAGTTACAATTTCAGGGGATGGAACAGGGGCAGCTGCAACAGCTACTCTAACAGGAACAAATGTTGCAAAGATTGTTCTCGATTCCGATGGCTCTGGTAATATTGAACACGGATCAGGATACACTTACGCAAAGATTTCACTTTCAGGTGGTAGCCCAACAACGGACGCAACTGCTGAAGCTGTCATTGCTCCAGTAAACGGATTCGGGGCAGATCCTCGCGAGGACTTGAAGGCTAGCGGTATTATGTTTAATACTAAGCCAGAAGGCGCAGAATCCGGAGACTTTATTGTTAATAACGATTTCCGTCAAATTGGATTACTCCGTAACATCACGTTTGATGACAGCGCTTCAGTGTTTGATGAGGCAACAGGCATTGCTTTAAGCTATCTCAATTTTGCTTCCGTGTCAACAGCGTTCACAGAAGATCGTACAGTACTTGGGGCTACGTCAGGTGCCAAAGCGATTGTGGATTTCTACGATGCGTCGAATACTCGAATTTACTTCCATCAGAATCATACTACAGGTTTTGATGATTTTGATAGCGGAGAATCTATTTCAGAGATTAGTGGATCAGGTGCTGGCACACTTGACAGCGCGACACCAGTTGTAGCTGGTGACATTAATGTGCACTCAGGTGAGGTCCTATATATTGAGAATAGAGCAGCAATTGATCGTGCAACCGACCAGACAGAAGACATTAAACTCGTCATTCAATTCTAATAGGATAAAAGATGGCAACAACATTAACTAGCAGTACCCTTAGTGGAACCTATAAAGACGATTACGATGCTGATAAAGGGTTTCATCAGATTCTCTTTAACTCCGGTCGTGCACTCCAAGCTCGAGAGTTAACTCAGCTTCAAACAATTATTCAATCTGAAATTTCACGTATGGGACGCAACATCTTCGTTGAAGGTGCTGCAGTTAATCCGGGTGGGCCATCAATTAATGCTCGCTACGAGTTCATTAAGCTGAACACAACAACCAACGATCTTCCCGCAGACACTTCCACGATTGTCAATACAGTGTTTACAGGTCAGACCTCAGGCATCAAAGCCCGAGTAATTGAAGTGGTAGAGGCTACGGGGGGCGACCCTGATACATTATATGTCCAGTATACTGATACGTCATCTGGTACTGCGGGAACAACTCCTTTACGTATGTCAGCAGCAGAAGATATTAGTAACGGTTCTGTTACTCTAACTGTTCAAACAACAAATACAACTGCCAACCCCGCAATTGGTGCCGGTGTAAGATTCTCTAACGGAGCTGGTGATTTCTTTGCCCAAGGACATTTTGTTGTCGCTCCTGCCCAATCAATTATCCTCAGTAAGTATACAACAGACTTTACGGGTGTGGTAGGATTCAAGGTAACACAAGATGTTGTTACAGTATCGGACGACACAACTCTCTATGATAACAGTGGAGCAACCCTGGATACAACAGCTCCTGGTGCCGATCGTCTTCGTATTCAATTAACTCTTTCAAAAGAAGACGATATTGATTCGGATGAAGATTTTGTTTTTTATGCATACATACTAAACTCAGAAATCTACGAAGAAGCAACGCCCGCTAACGACTACAACATTCCTCAAGAAATGTTGGCGTTGCGTACGTTTGAAGAATCAGGTAATTATGTTGTACGCCCTTTCAAGCTAACCTTTGAAGATCATCCGGACTCAGATACAAAGCTCAAAGCTAATATCTCCCCCGGTACGGCTTATGTGTATGGATATCGTTCTCATGTGCGAAGCGATAAGAAACTAGACATTGATAAAGCGCAGACGTTTGAGGAAATCGAAAATCAGATTACAGCTGCTGATTATGGTAACTATGTTATATGTGATAAGTCAACTGGTGAAGATCTTCCAGATGTAGGCGATGTTGTGGACTTGATGGACTCAGCTAACTATGCTGGTTCAGCAATTGGAGACGCTGCCGTACGATACATTCATGATGATGGAGATAATTTACGTCTCTACCTGTTCCGTGTCAATATGGATAGTGGGGAATCATTCCGTAACGTAAAGTCGATTGGCGTTGATTCAGATGACTATCTGAACACTGTACAGACCAACAGCAAGACAGATCTTAATGATGCGACAAAACTCAATACATTATTTGAGCTTCCATTAACACGTCCCAGATCATTAGACGACATTTCCTTGGAAGTGGGTCGTCGTTTCACAGGTACAGTAGATTCCGATGGCGATCTTACTCTCACGTTGACAGCCACTGGTGAAACTTTTGTCAATACTGGTGATTGGTTTGTTATGGACAATGCCAATGGAGGGGAAGAGAGTGCCTCCTTTACTGGTTCTGGTACACAGTCGGCGACTGTAAATACAGGTCTGGCTGGAGGCTCTTCTGTTACTGTGTGGGCTAAGGTGGATAAGTCCCAGGGTTCAGTGCGAACAAAAACGTTGACTAATTCAACAGGAACATTTACAGTAGACTCTGATGGTAGTGGTGTTGAACGTATTGCCCTGGGTCAAGCAGACATCTATCAAGTAAATGCTATCAAGCAAGATAGTGCTGGAGGCGTTGACCTTTCACATCGATTTACGGTAGACTATGGTCGTCGTCCCTCATTCTATGATCAGGGACGATTAGTTGTACCTTCTAACCAAACACCTCCTACTGGAAACGTGTACGTAGACTTTGACTATTTTGCACACGGTGCAGCTGGAGATTTCTATTCTGTTAACTCCTACACTGGTCAGGTGGACTATGCTGATATTCCCACAGACACACTAGAAGATGGTACTACAGTTAATCTTCGAGATGTTTTGGATTTCCGTCCAACATGGAACGGATCAGCTTTCACTAATATTAATGAGCTTCCGGAGAACTCAACATCGATTCGCGCTGATGTTACATACTACAAGCCACGTCGCGACTTAATTGTTCTTAACAAAGAAGCGGAGGTGTCAGTAGTAGCAGGTGAGCCAGACTTTAATCCCCAGTATCCAGCAGTTCCTGCTAACACTATGGAATTGTTCCGGATTGAAGCTAATCCCTTTACATTGAACGATAGTGACTTGACGCTGCAAGCGATTGAGCACAAGCGCTATACGATGAAAGATATTGCTCGGTTAGATCGTCAGATTGAAGAAAACAAAGAGCTGATCACTCTAAGCCTCCTTGAACTCGATACCAATAATCTAGAGGTGTTTGATTCAGCTGGCAACAATCGTACGAAATCAGGCTTCCTTGTGGATAACTTTGTAGACTTTGTTGCATCAGAAGCAACAGATGCGGAATACAAAGCTTCTATTGATCCCCAGGGTAAGATCATGCGTCCTACTTTCAAAGAGGACAATATTCGTCTAGCATATGATTCTGACAAGTCCTCTACAGTGATTCTGAAGGGGGATAATGTTTATCTGGATTATAGTGAAACCCAATACATTGATCAAGATCAAGTGTCTGGTGTTGAAAATATTAACCCATTTGCTGTTGTAAAAGGCGAAGGTATTCTTACTCTTTCTCCCGCATCAGATGAATGGAAGGAAGTTGTATACACAAGTGCTCGAGCAGTGTCTGGGGGCACGCGTTTGGTTCAACAACAGTCTCAGTTATGGAATGAGTGGTTATGGCAGTGGGCGGGTAGCTCGTTAGCAACCGGAGCTCCAGGACAAGAGCTGCGAACTGAGTCAACTGCTGTAACTGGCGAGTGGTCTGCAGGAAACAGAGGCGGAATAACACAATCGACCACAACATCTGTTGCACGAGTAATCTCTAGTGAAGTGATATCGGAAGTAATTGATGATCGTGTTGTTGATCTAGCAGTGATTCCATTTATGCGTTCACGCAAGGTATACTTCCGAGCTCAGGGCTTGCGTCCTAACTCACAATACTTCCCATTCTTTGATGGGGTAGATGTATCAGATTGGTGTCGGGAGGAAACCTTCCAGCGGTTTGCTTTAGATTCAACAGATTACGGCAACTTATATCAGACAGCTACAACACACCCCGAGACAAGTTCCGATCTCATTTCCGATGCGAACGGTGAGATAGCGGGATCGTTTTTCATTCCTTCGACTACCTCGCTTCGGTTCCGTACTGGTACACGTCAGTTGAAACTTCTCGATATCTCTGTAGATTCTGATAACCAATCCTTGAGTCGAGCGATAGCGGACTTCACGTCTTCGGGTCTATTAGAGACACGTCAGAAGACGGTGGAATCAACGCGCGAGATTACAATTGCTATTGATCAGAATACCCGAGAAGAAAACATTCAAACTTGGGCAAGAAGAGATCCTTTGGCACAAACATTCTTTGTTTCCGATCCTTCGGGCGTCTTTATTACAAAAGCTCGGATATACTTCAAGAGTAAGGATGACACAATTCCTGTGTGTGCTCAGATTCGTACGGTGCAGAATGGTATCCCAACAGCTACGGTTGTTCCTGGAGCTGTTAAGTTTCTGAATCCATCGGCTGTGTCAACCGTCTCAACCCAAACCCAGGCAGGTGTGCTTGCTGCTCCAACAGACTTCGAGTTTGATGAGCCAATCTACTTGTCACCTGGGGAAGAGTATGCAGTTGTTCTTTTGGCTGACTCAGTAAACTACGAAGTATATGTTGCTGAGACGGAGCAGTTTGTTCTGGGATCAACGGAACGTCGAATCACACGTCAACCTTCTATGGGATCTTTGTTTAAGTCTCAAAATGGTACCACGTGGACTCCAAGTCAGAAACAAGATCTATGCTTCCGTCTATATCGAGCGGACTTTGAAACTTCGGGTACAGCAATTCTCGAGAACGTGGATGTGCCTCGTTATGCTCTCCCATCTAATGCCTTTTCGTTTGACTCAGGAGATGCTACAGTAACAGTTACTCATCCTAATCATGGCTTTGATTCGGGCGATACTGTTAATTTTGCGGGTCTCGATTCAGCCACAACATATGCAGGTGTCCTCGGAACAAGTATTCTTGGGGATCGTACGATCACAGGAGTTGACCAAACAGGATATACATTTGAGGCTGATTCAGCAGCAACCTCTACACAGATTGCTGGGGGTACAGATGCTACAGCCACTCAGAACATCTTGTTTGATGTAGCAGTACCATTTGTACAATCAATGTCTCCTCAGGGATCGTTGATTAAGTATGAGGCTAAGTTTACAACAGGTAAATCTTTTGCTGGTACTGAAACGCGGTTTGCTAAAGATACCTCATTCAGTGTGGTTCCAAACAGAAACAATGTTTACTTCAATGCCCCTCGTATGATTGCAAACTCCACAGATGAAACTTCTGAATTAGGAGCGGGGGAAAGAAGTGCATCGTTACAGTTGACTTTAACTTCAACTAATAGTAAAGTGTCCCCTGTAATCGACATGCAGCGAGCATCTTTGTTCCTCATTAACAATTTGATTGATAAGCAAGCTGCTAGCCCAACATCAGGATTTAATGTTCCGTTGAATTACGTAGCTGAGACCTCTGCTACGGGGGGCTCACACATCGCTAAGCATATCACAAAGGCTGTGACGTTAGCTGAAGAGGCTGTTGGATTGAGAGTTATTCTTTCTGCTAACCGTCCTTCGGTAGCGGATTTCCAAGTGTACTACCGCACAGCAGTGGATGGGGATGTGATTACTGATTTGGATTGGACATTGGTTAATGCAGATGAAAGTGTACCGTCAGATGAAAATGTAGATCGCTTCCGCGAGTATCGCTACCTTGTCGGGGGGCCTGGAGGCACATTGAATCCGTTTACCAAGTTCCAGTTGAAGATTGTTATGCGATCAACTAATAGTTCACGTGTACCAGTATTCCGCGATCTTAGAGCAATTGCGTTGGCTGACTAATGAGTGGGGTGACAATAGAAGAACATCCAGAACTGCGCCGGGACCCTAATTCCGGTGCAGTAGTCTGTGTCGATAAAAGTCTTATAAATACTCGAAAAGAGAGAAAGAGACTTCGCAAGGAACAGACGTTAAAGGTGGATAATCTACAATCCCAAGTTGAGTCTCTACAGAATGAAATTGGTGAAATAAAATCATTACTAACCAATCTGGTAGAGAAGTATAATGACTAAAACAGTAGTTGACATTAATGACAGTATTGCTACTTTTCGCACCAAGGTGAATACTATTGGTGATGATGTTGGCGATCTGGATACTTTAAATACAACTGAAGACTCTGATCTTGTTGGAGCAATTAATGAACTCCAAGCTGAGATTTTAGGAAACGATTCAGACATAACTGCAACAAATACGGTGATTGGTACACTGGCCTCGTTGACAACTACTGAAAACGGTAGTATAGTTGGGGCTATAAATGAAGTCGATCGTCGTCTTATAAATGTATACGATGATAGCGATAATCTACTGAACACATAGAGGTAAAGATGGCTTCGAGTCTTTTAAAATTATTCAATAACAGTGGTGACCTCGATGTCATGACGACAGCTGAGGAGTACTATTGTGCTTATCAAGCTGCTTCGTGGTTGGCGACGAATCTCGGCACATCTTCTGTTGGAGCTATTGCTACTGGTACGGCTGTGTCCCCCGAACGTGCAGTTGGCACCTATACTAATACAGCTTATGGTCAAGCGGTGGGAACTCATCCAGGTTCTTCTATCTCTGTTTCATCGACATCAACAACATTGAAGCAAAATAATAGTGCATCCTATGATCCTTCCACAACAACTAACTTCCGTCGACCCGTAACATGGGATGGTAGTGCTGATGGCATTAAAGAGCTAACTGATGCCGAAATGAACGTTGTCTGTGACCGTCTTCTGGCTTACATGGTTGATAATGAATGGGCTGGGCCTACATTTCGTTTAGCTACTTCTGCTCCATCGGGGTTCAGCTCACATTTAGCAAACGTGTTCAGTGATACCCAATCCTCTGATAGTGGATCCACCAACTATTCTATTTTCAAGAAAACAACACTTCCAGCAGCACCAACTGCCGCTCGCTCTGTTACTGTTAAGTATGGGGATTCTGATGACTTTCAGGGCTTAGAGGAAATGTCAGATACAGAGATCGGGGCTACTTTTGGATCATGGATTGCAGGCCGAATGGTTTCTGCTGATGATCATGTGGGGCGCTATCTTCTTCTTCCGTCTGCTCAAACACCTGCAGGTCAGGGATACAGTGGTACATGGGAGGCTCGGGGATCAGCTACTGATACACGTAAGACAACATCTGATGTGGATTACGCTCAGGATTATTCAGCAGCATATACCCGAGACTCAACTACTACGTTTACGGGCGATTTTGCTGGTAATTTCGTTGGTACTGTGGATTATACAATAACCTCCACGCGAACTTCAACGCGGACATCAACACGTAACTCTGGTGGTCTGGGGTACACAGGCAACTTTGCGGGACAGTACCAGAATCGACGTAGTTATTCCAGGATCTCTACAAGTTCAGGCAATCTGGCGTACACAGGCAACTTTCTGGGACAGTACCAGAATTCACGTAGTTATTCCAGGATCTCTGTAACTGGTAACGCTCTGGCGTACACAGGCAACTTTCTGGGACAGTACCAGAATCGACGTAGTTATTCCAGGATCTCTGCTACCTTTGTTGGTAACTTTGGGGGAAACTTTGCAGGTAACTTCTTAGGCAACTATGTTAATGAAAATGTAACCTTCACGAGAAACTCAACTAACACGTTTATTGGAAACTTCGTCGGAAACTATACCGGTAACTATGTTGGTAACTATTTTGGAGAGACTATCAACTCAGCTTCTGAAACAATTGATACATACACACTCTATGTCCGAGTTGCATAATTAATTACTATTGAGGTATAATATGATACGCAAATGGCAAGATAACGCTTTTTGGGAAAATAACACAAAAACAAGAGTCACAGGTATTCTTGTGGTAGAAGAAGAGGACGGAAAAACAACCAGTAATGTTGTTCATGTGTCCCCTGGTGTCAATAACGACAACCCAGATTGGATTGAGTTGATGGATCAGGTGGGTGAAGAAAAGATTACCCAGAATACAGAAGAGCGTTTGAATCGTAAAAAGAGAGAGCGTGAAGCCCAAGAGCTCAAAGAAAAAGAACGAGCCCACGCTAGAAACTTGCAAGAGTTGTTTAATGCTAAGCTAGCAGCATTTGAAGTGGATGAGATTAAACAATCTAAAAATCGGGCATTGAAATCCCGTCTACGAAGAGCTAAATCTATTGTAGAAGTAAATGTTTATGCTATGATGATCGTGATGGAGCAACTTGAAAATGAGTCAACCACTGACTAAAGGCTATGTTGTAATAGCAAGCTCTTATTACAACTTCTACAAACTAGCAATTAACCTTATCGAATCGATTATTGATTATGATCCTGATGCCAAAGTAACTTTGTGTACAGAAGAACGATTTCTGGATGGCCGCGAGGATATTTGTGATCAAGTGTTAATTTGTCCTGATCATTATCGCGCTAAATTGTGGGGCATGGCAAATAGCCCATACGACCTCACAATGTATATTGATGCAGACGCAGAAGTTCAACACGAAGACCTTTCTAAGTGTTTTGATCTTCTTGGCGACAATGATATGATGTTCACTCAAATAGATGAAACGAACGAAGAAGTGTTTGTTTTTCGCCACTTCGCTGATCACAGTGAGACTGCTGAAAAGGATGATTATTATTCTTTTCGCTACAACGGAGGCGTCTGCTTATATAATATGACCAACCCTCTTGTCAAGGAATTCATGAATGATTGGTGGGATCTAACTCGTCGTCAGATGGATGATGAGTGGTGGCCGGATGGCTATGCAGACTCGTTGAAATCTTGGGACCAATTCTCTCTGTGGTGG